ATTTATATAAAGAAAGGAAAAGTAAAATGAGGAATATTAAACTAACAATAGAATATGATGGAAAAAAATTTAATGGCTGGCAAAAACAAACAAAAATTAAGGGTTTGAACATAATTTGAATTTATTTCAAAGTATGTCAAACCCTATATGTTACTGCTTTTTAAGTTTTTAATATATTTTAAAATAAATACAATATATTTTAAAAATAATATGCAAGGCTGTATAGGTGGCTGTACAAAATGTTATTTAAAATCAATTGTAAGTCCTTGCTTTTGAAGGTATTCAAAGGACATATCAAGATGTTCTTTTTTAAATTTGTCAAATACTTCACAATATACATTTAAAGTAGTTGCAACATTTGCATGTCCCATAATTTTTGCTAAAACTGCAGCAGGCATTCCTGCTTCAATGCATCTAGTTGCAAATGTATGACGGAGCATATGTTGATGCACATCATATCCTTTACCTATATTATTCTCTTTACAAAAATATTTGAACATCATATTAACTGTATCTGTACTAATACATTGCTTATATGAATTGCAAAAAAGTAGATTATATTCATTTTCCGAATAATATTCTGAACTCAAATATTCTTTTAATAAATTCTCAACAAAAGAATCCATTATTAAGTCTCTAATTCCGTTTACAGTTTTTGTATATAAACCTATTGTAGCCCTATAATCAAATGTGCGAGTTATAGTTCTTCTTATATGAATTATTTTATTTTCAAAATCAATATCATTAATATCTAATGCATTTATTTCGCCCATTCTCATACCAGTATATAAACTTAAAAAAATCTGATATTTATATCTGAAGTTTTTGGAATTTAACAATGCAGTAATAAGTTGTTTTTGTTCTTCAATGGTAAATGCTGAAACAGCTTTTGACTTATTTTTGAATTTTTTAGATAAAGGCATCTCAAATTCTATCTGGTCATCTAAAAAATTATAACGCAGGATATTTCTTCTTACTGCTATTTTAAAAGTTTGATTAACAATTCCATATATTTTGGCAATTACTGAATCAGAATATTTTGTTATATATATGAAGAAATCTTTTAAATCGTTTTCCGTAATTTTTTGCAATTCCATATTTGCCATATAATGAGAAGATATGTTTTTTAATGTATGTAATTTACGAGAATATGATGTTTCCTTTAATTTATTCATTTTATAACCATTATCAATAAACTCTTTTGCAAGAGTATAAAAAGTTATTTTTGATTTATCAACATAAGTATTGGTATTCAATTCTGTTATTACTTTTTCTAATTTGTTTTTTACTTCTTGTCTTGTTTTTCCATATATTGTTTTTCTTTTTCTTTTGCCAGTTTTTACATCATACATTGCTATTGTGTATTCTGTAACCCACATAGTTTTTCCGTTTATTTCTCTTTTAAATATAGTGCCTTCGCCATTTCCTCTTTTTTTGGTAGTACCCATATTAAAAAACCTCCATTTTTCTTTAAATAACACTTGAAAAAATGAAGGCTTTTGTATATAATACAAAAGTAATCACTTTTTAAGTGTTTACTCCTGGATAATGTGTGTCGTGTCGCAAACTTGAAACACATTATCCTTTTTTTATCTTTTATCTAATAATATTTGATTATCAAAAACAAAATATATCATTGCTAAATCTTGATCATATTCTGCATAAAAATCAGCTCTTAACATTGCTCCGAAACTATTTTGAGAATCCACAGAGCCACTTACTATATATCTACTATATTCTTCATTATAACCAAATTTTTGATTTGAAAATTTTGCAGTAGAAGGTGCTTTTAAATTGTTTTTTACAAGTTGTTCTGTATATGCATATACTTCAGCTGAATTGTTATCTATTCGTTTTTGTCTTTCTTTTTTTGCTTCCTCTAAAGCTTTTTCTTCAGCTTCTTTTTTCTCTTGTTCTTCTCTAGCCAATCGTTCTTCTTCAGTTTCCTGTTTTTCTTCAATAGATATTGTATTTAATGTATTAGAATTGTTAGTAATAACTTCATTATTATTAGTTAAATCTGTTGATATACCATATACTATTGATATTACTATAATCCAAAACCACCATTTTTTAATTATAGTTTTGGGATTTGTTTTAACGCAATCAAATTGTTTTCTACAATAATTATAGACAGTTGATTTATTATTATTTGAATCTGTAGTGTTTATAACATTTTTTAATTCTTCGACAGTATATTCTTTTAAAATCGGATGAAAACCTTTTGAATTGAGTTTTCTCATACAAGAAGAACAGATTGTTCCACATTTTGTTTTGTTTTTTGCTAAACCAGTTTTTTTATTACAAACTACACAGTTGGTATTTGGATTAAAAAAATCACTCATAATTGATCTCCTTTCTATTTAAAAGCACTTTGATTTTCTGCTTTGACTACTTTACCTAAAATTTTAATTTGTTCATAAATTAAATCTGTTGGAATATTTATTGGTTTATAAAAAGCATTCATTGCTAATAATGTATAATAAGATTTGTCTTCACTTAATACTATTTTTCTGATTGTATTTTTGTTATTTATTTTTATTAAATGAGTAGATTTATCTTCAATAACATTTTGTTTATGTATTAAAGCAACATCGCCAACATCTAATAATGGAAACATTGAATCATCTTCAGTAATAAATTCAAAATAATTATTATCTTCACAACTTCCTTCTATTAAATCTGAAACATTTATATTAAAATAGTTAGCTAATAATTGTACTTTGTTCATTCTAGGCAATCTAGTGCCATTACACCAACTAGAAATAGCTGATTTATTAATATCTAAATCATTTATAATATCGGTTTGAGTCTTTCCTTTTAATTCCATAAAATAATTTAAATTTTTTGAAAATATTTTTTTATATTTATCATCAGTTTGCATATTAAAATCGCTCCTTCCTTACATTTGCCTATATTATAATACTAAAAGTAGAAAAAAGCAATAAAAAAGTTTAAAAAATTCTACTTTTAGTATTGACATTCTACAAAAAGTAGAATATAATGTGGACAAATCAAGAAAGGAGTGAAGAAAATGTTTAAGATTACACTTACTGCTGCAAGGGTTAATGCAGGTTTTTCACTAGATGATGTAGCAAAAGAATTGCAAAAAAACAAAGGAACTATAATTAATTGGGAAAAGGGAAGAACACCTATGAAAATATCTGATTTTGACAATCTTTGTAAGCTATATAAAGTTCCAAAAGACAATATTATTTTACCTGCAACTCTACAAAAAGTAGAATAGAAAGGATTGATATTATGAAAAAAATAAAAAATGCGACACGACACACAAAAAAAAGGAGGAAAACAAATGGAATTACAAGACAATGTTTTTTATACCCCAACAGATTTTGCTAAATTAAGAAATTGTAGTGTACCAACAGCTTTAAGCATTTATAATGCACAAGACTTTCCAAGTGAGAATTTTGGAAAAGAAAAAGTTGCTTTAGGTAGTGCAATAAGGGAATGGTACAACAAAAAAAGAGTGAAAGGGGATTAAACAAATGAGAATAGTTAATAAAAGAAAATTTTTAAAAAGTATATTTACATTAATATTCATTATAATAGTAAGTTTTATATGTTTTAATTCAATATTTGATAAGGAAGAAGTAACAACAAAAGAAATTCAATATACAGTATCAAAAGGTGAAAGATTATGGGATATTGCAGAACAATATAAAAGACCAGGACAAGACATTAGAGAATACATATATGAAATAAAAAAAATAAATAACATGGAAAATTCAACAATATATGAGAATCAAGAATTAACCATAATTGTATATGAGGAGGTTAAATAATGATTCAATACTATCAAGAGTTATTAAATAGATGCATTGATAAGCAGGAAGACCAACAATTACTTAAGAGAATGCAAACAACTTTAGCAAAAATGAAAAATAATTTAAAAGAATTGAAAGGAGGCGAAAAGATATGGGATATCAGCAAATAAAAGACCTTATTTCAGATATAGATCAATATCATAATGAAGCTGAATTAAGAGAAATTCTACAACAAATTTTATTCATCTGTGAAGATAACTTAAAAAATGAACCATCTACCGACAACCAAATCGAAAAATAGATGATTCATAAAAATATTTATATAAATACTTCTATGTTCATTTTATCATAGAAAGTTAGAAAGGACAATAATAATGGACAAAATTTTTCATAACTCAAATGGAAATTCATACTACATCTTATTTGGAGAAAAAGGTAAAAGAAGCCTTCTCTGTAACTTGAATAACAATAGTAGTGCAAAATATGTAATATGTGCAGTATTAGAAGAAGATTCTTGGTGGCAAGGAAATTATTATGAAAGCTTTGAAGAAGCTTATGAAGATTGGAGGAAAAAATAAAATGAGTAATTTATATCAATTAACAAGTAATTATGAAACTTTATTAAATATGCTATATGACGAAGATATAGACGAGCAAGCAATATTAGATACATTAGAAGGTATTGAAGGAGAAATAGAAGACAAAGCAGATGGATATGCAAAAATCATAAAAGAATTAGAAGCTAAACAAAATGCTAGAAAAGAAGAAGCAAAAAGATTAACAGAAGGTGCAAAAGTATTTGAAAATAGAGTAAAAGCATTAAAAAGCAATTTATTTAATTCAATGAAAGCTACAGGAAAAACAAAATTTGCTACAGATTTATTTAGCTTTAATATTGCAAAAAATGGTGGAAAACAAACATTAACAATAGATGGAGAAGTACCACAAGAATATACAAAAACAATAATAGAAAATGATACAGATAAAATAAGACAAGCATTAGAAGCAGGTCAAGAATTACCTTTTGCTCATTTAGAGCCAAGAGGGGAAAGTTTGAGGATTAAATAATGAATTGTGTAAAATGCGGAAAAAAATATGCAAAAGGCAGAGGTGCGTTATCTAGAAGAGATAATAAAACCGAAATATGTCCAGAGTGTGGATTTAGAGAAGCAATGGAAGATGCTGAAAAAATATTTGCAATAAAAAAAGGAGTCAAAAAATAATGAAATTGGAAGGCGAATTGTTAGTTAGATATGAAGGATGTTGCGATGATCTTATAAATATCTTATTAAAAAATGGTTATACATTAACTATGGATTTAAATGAAAACAATGAATTAAAAATTTTATATTATAAAAAAGTAAATTACTAAAAAAGAAAGGAGAATAAAAATGGAAGAAAATAGAGTTGTATTGTCATTAGAAAAATATATGGAAATGTATGACAAAACTAAAAAAATAGAAAATCAATTAAGTCAATTAGGTAGTTTAATTTTAAATTATACAGAATTGAATGACAAGAAAGAAGACTTGAGAATAGATGGATATGATATGAAATATGGAAGAGTTTTAGATTTGATTAGAGAAATTTTCCCTCAAGAATATGAAACAAGACTTAAAGCATTAAAGGAGGATGAAGAATAATGGGAATACCAGTTTTAATTTTAGGAGAAAGTGGATCAGGAAAAAGCTGTTCATTAAGAAATTTTGAAAAAGATGATGTAGTTATTTATAACATAGCAGGTAAGCCATTACCATTTAAAAAACAACTAAATAAAGCTGATAATGTTACATATACACAAATCAAAAGTAATATGCAAAAAGGTAATTTTAAAACTTATGTAATAGATGACAGCCAATATTTAATGGCTTTCGAGATGTTCGATAGAGCAAAAGAATTAGGTTATAACAAATTCACAGATGTAGCACTTAATTTTAGAAGTTTAGTAGATTTTGTAATAAAAAATACTCCTGATGATGTAATCGTGTATTTCTTACACCATACAGAAGTAACAGATACAGGAAAAATAAAAGCTAAAACATCAGGAAAAATGCTTGATAACCAATTAACTTTAGAAGGATTATTTTCTATTGTACTACTATGTAAAACTGATGGACAAGAGCATTATTTTGAAACTCAAAGTGATGGATATACAACTTGTAAAAGTCCAATGGGAATGTTTGATTTGAAAATTGATAATGATTTGAAAATGGTAGATACAAAAATAAGAGAATATTACGAACTAAATAAAAAGGAGGAAAAACCAAATGAGCCTACAAAGAAAAGTTGAAAGAAATCAATTAAAGCAACAATGGAAAGAGCATAACAAAGGTGTAGCCAAAAGATATAGATCAGACTTCAAGGGATTTTGGAGATGGTTTCAAAAAAGAAAGAGGGGTGAAAAATAATGGACTTTAACACATTAGAAATAATAGGGTTAGCTTTTTTAAGCGGATTACATATATCAGAAATGGTAGAAGATTTGAAAGAAGAAGACAATGAAGAACAAGAAGAAAATAAAACAGAAAAAGAAGAAAAAGATGCAGATGTAGAAATATCAGTAAAAAAAATAACACCTGAAGAAATGGGCAAAATATTTGATGATTTAAAAAATAAAGTATTAGGAGGTAAAGAATAATGGCATTAGATAGAGTTTTTAGTACACCAACAGTAACTGTAGATCAAGATAAATATGATGATTTAATAAAAATTCAAGATAGATACAATCAGTTAATAAAAAAAGAAAAAAGTACATTTGATTTTGGAAGAGCAATTCAATTATTAAAAGAAGGTAAAAAAGTACAAAGAAGCGGATGGAATGGCAAAAACCAATACATAGAATTAGCAACAAATATTAGTTACAAAAATGCTAATGATGAAATTATAAACACAGAACATGAAGCAATAGGAAATAAAGCAATAGCTTTTGTAGGAACATCAGGTGTTCAAATGGGATGGTTAGCAAGTCAAGCAGATATGCTTGCTGAAGATTGGAAAATAGTTAAGGAGGAAAAATAATATGGAAAAATTAAATGGATATGATGAAGCACAAGCTTTAACAGGAGAATTTGAAACACTAGAACCAGGAGGTTACATATGTGTAATAAAAAAAGCAAAAGAAGAAACAAGTTCTACAGGAAAGAAAATGCTAGTAATAGCATTTGATATAGCTGAAGGAGAGCACGCAGGATTTTATCAAAGAAGATTTGATGATTTAGTAAAAACAAATCCTGATACAAAATGGGGTGGAGTTTATAGACAAATGTTAGAAGGAGAAAAAGCAGCAGGATTCTTAAAGGGAATGATGACATCATTAGAAGCATCAAATCCAAACTTTAAATGGAACTGGGATGAAAGCAAATTAGTTGGATTAAAATTTGGTGGATTATTTGGAAAAGAAGAATATGAGAATCAAGTAACTGGCGAAAGAAAAATGACAACAAAAATCAGATTCATTAGAACAGTTGAAGCAGTAAAAAGTGGAAAATTTGAAATTCCAAACGACAAAATGTTACCTACTAGAGGAGAAGCATTTGATAGTTTTGCAACAACATCTAGTGATGATGATCTTCCTTTCTAGGAGGTAAGCAATGAGTTTGATAAGAGAAGTTAAAGAAAGAGCAGATATAATCAAAGTCGCAGAATTTTATGGATTAAAAATGAATAGGGCATATAAATGTGTATGCCCATTCCATAAAGAAAAGACAGCAAGTCTTTCAATATCTCCGCAAAAACAAATATGGAAGTGTTTTGGATGTGGAAAAGGTGGAGATGTAATTTCTCTTGTATCAGAATTATTAAATATAAATGCTTTAGATGCAGCAAAAAACATAAACACAACTTTAGGTTTAGGATTAGATGCAGAAAAGCCAAGTAATTATTTAGAAATAAATAAATACAAAGAAAAAAGAAAAACAGAAGAAATGTTTAAAAAATGGGAATTAGAAACATTTATATTGTTAACCGATTATCTACATTTGTTATGGAGATGGAAAGAATTAAAAGATCCTGAAAACGATTTGTATATAGAAGCATTACACCAAGCAGATTATATAGAATACATAATAGATGCAATATTTATAGAAGGAACAAATGAAGATAAAATATGGTTTTGGAAATACGAAAAAAAGGTGGTGAAGAGAATTGAGTCAAGAATTAGAACTTTCAGAGCAACTAATAAGTGAAGGATTTACACCTTTTGGAGAAATTGAAGAATTAACAAAAGAGAATATTTTAGATAAAGAAATATTTGAACATATATTTTCAATTGATAACCAAATAGCAAGAACAACATTAATTATAAAATTACAAGATAAGGCACGAGAATTAGGTAATATAAGAAGTTTTGACAAACTTTTGAAAGCATATCAAACAGAATTTGCACAAAAATTCAAACAAAGAGGAAGTAATACAATTCAATTCACACAACCACCAATTGAAAATCTAAAGTGTGGAAAATGGGAGTGTGAAGATACAGGAGTAACAAAAAGTACTCTTGGTGCAGGTATGATTCCACAAACAATAGTAGCTTGTTCACATCCTATATTACCAGTAGAAAGATTAATTAATGTTGATTCGGAGACAGAAAAAATAAAACTAGCATTTTTTAAAGATAATAAATGGCAATACATAACAATTGAGAGAAGTATGGTAGCAAATAAATCTAATATTATCCAATTATCAGACAGGGGAATAGAAGTAAATTCAGAGAATGCAAAAGACCTTGTTTCATATATTGCGGATGTAGTATCACTTAATGCAAAAGAAATTCCAGTAAGTCGTAGTACTGATAGATTAGGGTGGATAGAAAATGAATTTGCACCTTATGTAGGAGACTTAAAATATGATGGAGATATAGCTTTTAAAGATGTATATGCAAGCATAAAGGAAATTGGAGAATATGAAGAATGGAAAGAAGTATGCAGAAAAGTTAGAAAAGAAAGTAAGATTGCACATTTACTTTTAGCATCTTCATTTGCTAGTACACTTAACCAAATGTTAGGAGTATTGCCATTTGTTGTACATATATGGGGTGGAACTGGAACAGGTAAAACTGTAGGATTAATGCTTGCTATGTCTGTATGGGGAAATCCTGAAGTAGGAAAATTAGTAAGAACATTAAATGCAACGCAAGTAGCATTAGCAAGGTATGCAGCTTTTGTACATGACATTCCATTTGCAGGAGATGAATTACAAACAATAAAAAATAGATGGGATAGCTTTGATAATTTAGTAATGTATTTAACAGAAGGTGTCGACAGAGGTAGAGGTAAGGCTTTTGGTGGAATAGAACTCTTAAAAGAATGGAATTGTTGTTTTTTATTTACAGGAGAAGAACCGATCACAAAAGCAACTTCTGGTGGTGGAGTAAAAAACAGAGTAATAGAAGTAGAAGCTACAGAAAAAGTAATTGCAGATGGTAATTTTATAAGTAATTTTGTAAGAAAAAATTATGGACACGCAGGTAAAGAATTTATAAAAAATATTCCTAAACAAGAGGAATTACAACAAAGATATAGGGAAATCTTTCAAAATATATTAAAAGAAACAGATACAACGGACAAACAAGCAATGGCAATGGCGACAATACTATTAGCAGATGAAATATCTACAGAATTAATATTTAAAGATGAAAAACTAACAATAGCTGATGTAAAAAAATGGCTTACAAGTGCAAAAGAAGTAGATGTTGCAACAAGAGCGTATGAATGGACAATGGATTGGATTTCTCAAAATATTAAAAAGTTTAAAGATAATGAAATTGGAGAAACTTGGGGAAAATTAGATGATAATGATATATGTTTTGTAAACAAAACCGTTTATACCAATGAATTAAATAAAGCAGGATTTGATTTTGCAGCAGTAATTAGAAGCTTTGCAGATAGAAATCAAATTGAAAGAAATTCGCAAGGCAAATATACACATCAGACAACTATAAATGGAGTTAGAAGTAATTTATTAAAATTCAGATTAAGACCTGAAAAATCAGACATTGCTTACGAAAATAATTATATACAAGAAGGGCTAGAAGACTTACCGTTTTAAAAAAGGTAAGTTCAAGGTAAGTCTTAAAGAAAAGCCCTAAAAAAGCCACTTGTAGACATATAAAAATAAAAAAACTTACCTCTTACCATAATTATATTATTACATGGTAAAAAAATTATTCAATATACAAAAAAATAAAATTCTATAAAAGTTATTATTATTGCATATAAAAAGGTAAGTTTGGTAAGTTTATTCGAAATATAGCATATTAGAGCAAATAAAAAAGGTAAGATTGGAGGTAAGTCTTAAATGAAAAGTAAAGAAAAAATTATAAATGATTCTATAAAACTTGAAACACCTCCTGCAGATTATAATTTATTAGAAATACATTGTTTTCTAGCATTGAAGCAGTTATTGATAATGTTTCATAACAAGCAGATAACTACTGAAAATGCTAGTAAAACAAAGCAACTAATATTAGCAGATTATGAAAAAAGGTATAAAGAATTTGATTTTGAAAAGAGTATGTTTCAAGAACATATAGATCATATAAGAAAAACTGAAAATGCAAGAACAAAATTAAGAAAAATATTAAATGGTGAAGCGGAAGAAGCAAAACCAATAACAGAAGAAAGATTATGCGAAACAATAAATATAGCAGTAGAAATACTTGCTACAGTATTTAAGGGGGAATTTTAAAATGTTAATAACAAGCCAAAACAAAGACGAAATAGTGAATTTTAATAATGTAATAAATATTCAAATAACAGATTGTGATGGTGATTATGTTATATCAGCAATAGCATTAGTTGGAGTAGAAGATTTTTATAGAGAATTGGGTTATTACAATACAGAGGAAAGAGCAAAAGAAGTATTACAAGAAATAATAACTAGATATAAAAATTGGGAAAATTTAAAAGCAGGACAACCAACAGGAATGTGTTTGCCTGTTTATGAAATGCCAAAGGAGTGAAAACAAAATGAAAAAACCAACAATATGTAGATACTGTGGAAGTCCAGTTGTTTATACTTCTAATGCAGAAATATATGGTAGAGAATACGGAGAAGGCAAATGCTATTTATGTAGAAATTGTAGGGCATTTGTAGGAGTACATCCTGGAACGGATGAACCTCTTGGAACTTTAGCAGATGATGAATTAAGACCATGGAGAAAAACAGCACATTACTGGTTTGATCAGATA